GATGCAGCCAATGCGGCAGCAGAGGCTTTGAGTAACCCTCGCAAGGCTCTGAATTACAACACCGCGAGCACTTCACAGTCGGCCAATGCAATGTCCGCTATGGAGAGTCAACTGCGCGCTCTGCAGCGACTGGTCGACGAAGAGTCCGCTCTTTTTAGAGACCGTCAAAAGGTAACGGATCTGCAAGAGGGTGCCGGGTATCTCAGCTTTAAACAAGCCACCGAACTACGGGTCTCTGCGCAGCAAGAGTATCTCGACCGAGTGCGCGCCTTGTATGCAGACCAAGAGGCGATTGTTCGTAAAAGCTTGGCCGTTGATGCGCAGACTGCGCAGGATCGAATGAAGCTCGAAGAAAAGCTTGCTGAGATCGTCTCAAAACGTGAAAAAATCGAACGTGAAGCCCAGCAGTCTGCACTTGAGCGATCGATTCGCCAGCCCGTCGAAACATTGAGGGACTTGCAAGAGCAGGCGCAGCGCGGTCAGCTAGAGCTCAGTGCCATTGAAGAGCAAATCCGCACGCAAAGAGACGCGCGCGCAATCTCCGAGGTCGAGTCTCTGAACCAACTTGCTGAGGCTAGGCAGCAAAGTGCTACCCAGCTTGCGCAACTTGCCGCTCAGGCCAAAGAGGTGGCTCAAGCAGCGCCAGGCAATGAGCGCCTTGCCGATGCATTTATGAAAATTGAAGAGGCAGCGAGACGGGCGGCTGATGGCGCAGCTTCCCTTAGGCAGCGCGCCTTTGAGCTCGCCGATCCAAGTGCGGGTGTCGCCAAGGCCCTGCAAGACGTGGCCGACGAGGCGCAACAAGTGGGTAAGCAAATGGAGAACGCCACAAAACGGGCGTTTTCTGGAATGACCGAGGCGCTGGTTCAGTTTGTAAAGACTGGAAAGCTTGATTTTCGCAGTCTTGCTGACAGCATCATCTCCGATCTAATTCGCATTCAGATTCAGCGGATGATTACCTTGCCCCTTGCAAATGCGATTGGTGCATTCATGGCGCCAAGTAGCCCCGCAAGCGGACCTACGATGCTCGCGCATTCTGGCGGCTTGGTCGGTGTGGATCAATTCGCCTCCCGCAGTGCTAGTGCCGCTCTGTTCGCGAATGCTCCCCGCTTTCACGGTGGCGGAATCGTTGGAAATGAGGTCCCAATCATTGCTCAAAAGGGGGAAGCAATATTTACCCCTGGGCAGCTACGAGCGCTTGGTGGAGCGGTTGGCGGGCGATCGGACGTTCGTGTTGAAGTTCATGTTCAAAACAACGTAGGCGGGGCGACGGCCCGAGTTGAACATCGTCAACAGCCAGATGGCTCAACGCGCTTAGACGTTATCTTGGAGCAAATCGAGTCGAAGATGGCTCGATCCATCTCTCAAGGAACTGGTTTGGCCCCGACGCTCGAGCGTCGCTATGGTCTTAATCCGGCGGCCGGGGCGATGCGATGAGCGGTGTGTCCTGGCCAATGCATCTGCCGCTCCCCACCATTGAGGGCTATGTGGTGTCTCCGCAAGACGCCATTTTGAGGACCGACATGGATACGGGACCGGCTAGACAGCGCCGTCGGTTTCGACAGACTCCTAGCCGGGTATCCGTGCATTGGGTGTTTGATGAGTTTCAGTTCGCGACCTTTGAGGCTTGGTACAAATACAAAGCGGACGAAGGCGGCCAGTGGTTTGTGATCGATCTGAGAGGCGGGCTTGGACTATTACCCCATGAGGCTAGGTTTACCCGCCAATTTGAAGCACGACTAATACACGCCAGCCTCTGGGATGTAACGAGCGAGCTCGAGATCCGGGACCGCCCAACCCTAAGTAGCGATGCCCTTGATCTTGTTCTAAATATTGGTGCTCAGAATGTGGTGTCGCTGTCCGAACAGATGCACACATTTGTTCATACCCAAATCACCGACTCGCTTTCATTGCATAGCCCAGAGCACTGAGGAGAGAAATGACTCTACAGACAACCCTTGAGAATGCCGTCACCCAGACGGCCGTAGACAGTGACTTGTTCCACCAGATTGTTCACGGTGGTGACTCTGAGACGGTCACTACAGAGGGCGGAGACCTCAATACGGTCGCCAAGCTTCTGAAGGATGCTGATGACCGAATCAACAGTGAGGCTAGCGGCATTCTTGCTTCGACGGTGGCTAAAGCCAGCGAGGCAAATCAAAGTGCGCAGGCGGCCGCTATAAGTGCGGCTGCTGCTGCAGGCAGCGAGGCCCAGTCCGACGATCGAGCCACTGCGGCGGCGATGAGCGCCGATAGCGCGCAGATTAGCGCCAACTCAGCAAGTCAGAGTGCGGCGCAGGCGGCCGTTAGTGCTCAATTGGCGGCTAGTGCCGAGGTGGCGTCCGATGCGAACGCGGCGACGGCAAGCGGCCAGGCGACAGTTTCTTCAGAGAGAGCCAGCGCAGCGGCTGCAAGTGCATCTTCCGCAAGTACATCTGCTAGTGAGGCAGCGCAAAGTGCGCAGCAGGCGGCCATATCCGCAGCCAATGCCGCCTCCAGTGAAGGCCATGCCGAGGTGTCGGCAGGTCTTGCGCAAGCGGAGCGGATTGCCGCGGAGCTTGCCCGAGACCGGGCCGAAGGGGCGGCCGACACAACGACAACGAACACGGTCATCCCGACTCAGAATATTGTCGGTGACGGCAGTGACACTTACACAATCAATCGATCCGTGTCTTACGCCGGGGCGATTCTGGTTGAGTGTGCAGGGGTGACCCAAACCCCACTGGATGCATACAACGTTGAGTCAGGCAATCAACTTATCTTCAGCGCACCTATCCCCGTGGGCGTAATGATCTCGGTTCGCTGGCTAGATAAAGAGAGCCAGGCGGGGTCCGCCTTGGCGCTGGAGTGGGCAGCAAAAGACCGAAATCAGGCGGTCAGCGGTTCAAGTCTATTTTCTGCCCGCCACTACGCTCTCGAGGCGGCGGACAGCGCGAATGCGGCCGATCAAAGTGAGGCCAATGCCTTATCACATAAGAACGATGCTGCCGCATCCGCTCAAGCTGCTGATCAGAGTGAAGCGCAGGCACTCCTTTACAAAGACGAGGCGCAGGGTTTCCGAAACGAAGCCCAGGCATTTGCAGCAAGTGCAGGCGGAGCGGCCAACAGCACACCAGTCACATTCACAGCAAATGGCACGCAAACCGACTTTGGCTTGACCTCTGCCGCACAGAACAGGCAATCCATCCTGGTCACGGTCAACACAGTTTTACAAGACATGTTTGACGCCTACGATCTCGCTGATGCGGGAGCTGTCTTGCGATTTACAGCGCCACCGCCAAGTGGCGCACGGATTGTTGTTCGTTACTTATAGGAGAACAAACAGTGAAACATCATCCAATGCATCTGGTTGAGCTCACGGAGGTGGGCCCCTCAGAGGGGCACATGGTCGTGGCTGGCAAAGAGGGTCAGCTGATCGGAGAGTTTTTTCTTGCCAAGGCTGAAGATGTTGCCCTAGAGGAGGTTGCTCAGGCGGCATATGAGGACGCTTACGGAAAGGTGGGTGAGTAAATGCCGATTACAAAGGTACCCTTGGCGGGACTCGCCGACGATGTACAGGAGAAACTCAATGTCACGAATACATTAAGTGGAACCTTTAAGGCCGCCAACGTCCGATCAAGTCGAACTTCAGAAAATGCCCGAGATACTGGCTTTCAAAATGCCAATGGCGTGGATATCGGCGAGGCCGATCGATCGACACAGTATTACGATGATCATGCGACGAACTGCAATGGTTATCTGCCAAACGGCAATTGCGCTGGCGACTCACGGTGGCGTCCGCCCCACGGCAATTGGTGGCAGTGGGGTGTGTCGGGTGTTCCGACGAGCAACTGCGCTAACTGGGGTAGCTATGACGGTGCTGGGGGTACGTCTCAGAGCTTTTATGCCGTGAGCGTTGGCTTTAACTACGACTCTTACTACGAAGCAGCCAACGAGATCGGCGGATCAGAGCAGCGCCGAAACTACCGCAACTGTAACTGTGGGTCTTTTAACTGCCGAACAAATTGCAACTGTAATTGCAATTGTAACTGCGGAAACGGCTAGGAAATCACTATGAAGAAAATTGCACGTTCAGTTGCCGATGGTCTATTTGTCCCACAGTTCGGGGTAGGTCTTGAGGTCAGTGAGGGCTCCATTCGCTTTTATACATACAAGGCAGATGGCAGCACGATTGATAGTCGAACCTATGACTTTTCATCGCCACCACTTGCTGCAAAGGAGCTCTCTGCGCGAGACAACATCTATGTCGTGGCTGATAGTTTCGGAAAGATCGATCCCTTTTATAACAAGATGGCCGAGTCGTTTTGGGTCAAGGCAAGTGGTTATGACCATGCCCGCAAGTTAGATAAGCATGTGATTGGCCAGATCTATATCCCATTTCGAGATGCCCAAATCTCTGAGTGTTCTGTACGTATCACCTATGGCGAGGAGATCGGCTATCAGTCGAATGTCGAAATAAAAGAAGTGGTGAAAGACTATGCGGCATTTTTTAGCTTGGTCTCTCCAACGCTTAAGGCCGTAGCCACAGACTCTGGAGACATTGAAGTAAGCCTAGTGAATTCACAGGCAAAACCGATTCGACGTGAGGGCGTCAAGATTTATGCAAAGACGGACGGTGGCTTTCTTCCCTTTGTTGAACGATTAACAAACGCGGACGGTAAGGCGCTTTTTCGTTACATGCCCCTAGGACTCGTGAGCGGTGAGACAGTCACGGTGGAGTTTGGCTTTAAGTGGAGCTCAAACCTTGCACGAATCGAAATGGTTGCATAGTGAGATCCCGCAGAACCACACGGTTCTGGACTTTATCAAGACAAGATGCCCATGGAATGAAGCTGTGCAAGACATTGGGCAGCGCTTTGAGCCCCATCTTAGCTTCGATCCAAAGATAAATTCGCAGGCAGCGTGCGCCGAGGTTTACGAGCTTTACAGGGAGGTGGGTGCTGTCGCTTGGCGCTCCCAGTCAGGCTTGTCCCTATACGGACTCTCCCTTAGTTATAACCCCTGCCATGCAAGAGATTGCTGGCACATCGGCTCCTTTGGGCACCCGCGCTATCGGTCTTATTCGCGCTATGACTACTTCCGTGCGGTCGAGAGAGATCTCCAGAACCGGGTCAAGGACGATTACTTAGATAGCCTTGGCTTTCGAGCGCTGATCCCTGAGTTATTAGGTAAACCAGTTCTCTCTGGGTTCTTAAAGAGATTCAAGGCACCAGTCGTTCGAACGACTGCTCGGACAATTAATGGGTGTCTCACTTATCCAAGCATTGAGGGCGATGGTGGGATGCACCAGGACGACTCACCGTTTGAGGTGCTCCGGATCAATCTCTGTCTAACCGAGAGCGACCTGTTTGGTATCCAGTACTTGGGGCACCCCGCTCAGATATTTGAGCGGGGAAACGCGTTTGTTGTTAACACCGACCACCCGCATCGGGCCTATATCGCTGGCACTAGCACGATACAGCGAACAAATCTAATTGTTGGTGTGACCCCTTGGCTGGACTTTGAGCCAGAGCAGGGTCTCTGGCGCCTTAACGATCACTTCGGGCGGGCACACCCCTATGACCTCGTTCGATCAGGAGAGCTTTTTAATGGCAATTTTTAAACTATGGTCACGCCGGGAACATGATGGTGCGGAGGTCACGTTCTTATACGACAACATCAACTCGCGACTGATGACCGCGGATGGCCGGGATATTGTTCAGAAAGATCTTGCCACGGCTGAGACCACTGCAGTCCCCGTGTCAAAAAACAACCCAGGTAAAAAGTCATCACCACGGGTATTAAAAATCAGCCTCGGTCTGTCCTGCAACTATGAGTGCGAGTACTGTAGCCAAAGGTTCGTTCCCCGATCGGAGGAGACAAACAAGAACGATATCGATGGATTTGTGCGTGGGCTGCATGCCTGGGTAACCGAACCACCAGAGCGGATTGAATTCTGGGGTGGTGAGCCGCTGGTTTATGTGAAAACACTGCGTCCGCTCGCAGAGCGGCTACGAGTAATGTATCCCGACACCTCATTTTCGGTCATCACCAATGGAGCGTTGCTTAATCCTGAGCTTAATGAATGGCTCGATCGGCTGGGGTTCTCGGTTGGGATTTCGCATGACGCAATGGGCCAGCCGGTGCGCGGCCCAGACCCGCTTGAGGACGAGGAGTCACGCGCTGGAATTGTGGATCTTTACCGGCGTCTGAAGCCATCCGGCCGAATCAGTATCAACAGCATGCTGCATAGAGGCAATCAATCTCGAAAAGCAATCCGTGATTTTTGGGTGAGTCGCTTTGGGGAGAGCGTGTCAATTGGCGAGGGCGCACTGATTGACCCGTATGACGCTGGCGGTATAGCCAGCAGTCTCACTGATGATGATGAGCAGATTAGTTATCGCAAGCAGTCATTGAACGAGTTGCGCTCTGGTGAACTTAAGCAATTTGATCTTGTTAAGTCGAAGCTCCAGGGATTTTTGTATTCGCTTCGATCGCAGCGCAATGCCAACACGCTGGGCCAAAAATGCTCAATGGATCGTGCGGACAATATCGCAGTCGACCTCAAAGGCAACGTATTGACATGTCAAAACGTCTCTGCAGCCTCAATTGCTCCCAATGGTAAGTCCAACAAGATTGGACATGTATCGAATTTTTCAGAAATTAAGCTGAATACCGCCACGCATTGGAGTCAACGTAAAGATTGCCCATCCTGTCCAGTGCTACAGCTTTGTCAGGGAAGTTGCATGTTTTTAGAGGGCCCTCTCTGGGATGCGGGGTGCGACAACGCCTACAGCGACAACATACCGTTTCTCGTTGCCAGCGTTGAATACCTCACTGGTTTTGCACCTTATTACATCGAGGGCGACTTCCGAGAGGATCGAAAAGACATTTTTGGAACGCAACGGAAAGACTCGGGGGCGGGAGCTAGCGGTCGCGCGAAGGCGTTCCCTGTGCCGGTTGTTGCAGGTTAGCGGTCATGCCTAATCCAGCGCTTTCCCAGGCGATAAAGGAAGCCTATGCATCGGCGCCATCTGAGCAAATCATCTTGCACACGCTCGAGTTGAGGCACCCCGCGTTTTTTGATGATGCCGGTGATCCCACGGCGATCCGGGTGGTTCGCGACCATGTCGATTTGCTTGCTAGATTGGAAGCCAGCGCCCCGATACAAGCCGGTGAGATTGTTCAATTTATTGCCATGGGGTTCGAGCTTGACCTTCCGCCGGTCGACACGATGCCGGTGCCAGAGATATCGGTGACGCTCGATAACGTCTCTCGCGAGATCGTGAAGCACCTGGATGCTGCAGCCGAGTCACAGTCTGTGATTGAGGTGACCTACCGTCCGTATCTTTCTACTGATCTGGAAGGCCCTCAGATGGATCCACCCATTCACTTGGTGCTGACAGAAGTGGAGGCGGACATCTTCCGAGTGTCTGGTAGAGCTCGGATGTTGGATATCGGTAACAAGGCGTTTCCAGGTGTTATTTACAGCGCTAAATCGTTTCCCGGCCTGACCCGATGAGCTCCAGTTTGCATTGGGCAGCCCACTACATTGGGTTGCCATGGCGGGCAGGCGCACGCGGCCCCCAAGCTTACGACTGCTGGGGGCTATTTCTTGCCATACAGCGTGCTCAGTTTGGTCGCCAATTACCCGAGATTCCGGTTGATGCGACAGATTTGCGCGCAATAGCTGGCACGTTTAAAAGCCACCCCGAGCGACAGCATTGGGCGTTGGTAACCGTACCATCGACCGGTGATGCCGTTTTGTTGCGTCAGTCTCGCCACCCGATTCATGTCGGTATCTGGTTAGAAGCTGACGGTGGGGGTGTGCTTCATTGCGTAAAAGACTCAGGTGTTGTGTATCAAAAGATTCCTGAGCTACTTCTTCACGGTTGGCGAGTCGAAGGGTTCTATCAATTTATGGAGCGCTCTTGATTCAATCTATGCAAAGCGCGGTCATCATCCTTCGTAATCCGTTTGCCCCGGCTACTCGCGATGTTTTGCAATCGGAACCACATCAGACGATTAGCCAGTGGCTTGCTGCAAACCAGATCTTGCAGTTCGATAAGCCGACTATTTGTTTAAAAGATGGCCAACCGGTTCTGCGCGAATGTTGGCCCTCAACTCGAATTGATGGGATCGTAGTTTTTGTGACCCTACCTCAGGGCGGAGGTGGCGGGGGTGGTGGTAAGAACCCTTTGCGCACTGTCTTAATGATCGCGGTTATGGTGGTCGCCACCGTCTATGCGGGACCCGTTGGATCGAGTCTCGGATTTTCGGGGAGCATGGCAACGGCGGTTGGTTCAGCGGCGATCATGACTGCTGGCTCGGTGTTGGTTAGTGCGCTTGTCCCGCTACCTTCACCGAGTCTCCCAGCGATAGGGTCTGGCGCTGGGCTTGCGCAGCCTTCACCAACATACAGCCTCCAGGGCCAAGGGAATTTTGCACGTCTGTCTCAGCCGATTCCGGTCATTTACGGCAGACACATCGTTTACCCCGATCTTGCGGCTACGCCATATGGCGAGTACGTGTCTAACGATCAGTTTTTGCACCAGTTGCATTGCATCGGGCTTGGTGAGTACGACATTGAGAAAATCTGTATCGAGGACTCCCCAATTACTGTCTTTGATGAAGTTGAGTATCAGATCGTTGCTCCAGGGCAGAATGTGACACTCTTTGACCCGGATGTCGTGACAGCTTCCGAGGTGGCGGGGCAGGAATTGGTTCACGGGGATTTTGTAGGCGGATTCGCCATCACCCCTTCAGAAACGCAGATCACTCACATTGGCTTGGACGTGATCTTGCCCCGAGGTCTTTACTACGCAAATGACTCAGGCGGACTCGACGCCAAAACAGCATCATGGCGATTTGATGCCCGAAAAATCGATGACGAGGGAGTGGCCCTAGGGGACTGGTTCACTTTGGGGGCCGAGAGTCTCACCTTGGCAGATAGCACTGCACAGCGTCTTAGCTTCAAGTATCCCGTTTCACCGGGGCGTTACGAGGTGAGAGCCACCCGCCTTGAGGCGAAGGATCCAAGCTCACGCGTCGGTCATGAGGTTCGCTGGGCTGAAGCACGCGGTTATGTCGCAGAATCGGGGTTTCCACCTGACGTAACCCTACTAGCGATCAAGATGCGCGCGACAGACAACCTCTCGCAGCGGTCAAGCAGGCAGATCAATTGTGTAGTTACACGAAAATTACCGACTTGGAGCCCCCAAGTTGGCTGGGGTGAACCTATTGCCACGCGGGCAATTGCCTGGGCGTTTGCCGATGTTCTCAGAGCCCATTACGGAGCCAAGCTGAGCAATGAAAGGATAGATCTCGTTGCGCTGGCACAACTTGACTCAGTGTGGAGCGACCGGGGGGATAACTTTGATGCAATCTTTGATCAGTCCGTCACGGTCTGGGAGGCATTGACACGAATTGCACGCTGTGGGCGTTCGGTGCCATTTCTTCAGGGGGGAATCGTGCGTATCGTGCGCGACGAGCCCCGATCTTTACCGGTTGCATTATTTAGCGCTCGGAATATCGTTAAAAACAGTTTAAAAATCCAGTACATCATGCCCGGTGATGAGACAGCAGACTCGGTCACCGTTGAGTTTTTCAGTAGTCGAACCTGGAAACCAGATGAAGTCACGGTTGGGCTAGGTGGGTCACAGTCGCTGAATCCAGCAAAAGTGCGTTTGTTTGGTTGTACGAGCGAGCCTCACGCTATTCGAGAAGGCCTCTATATTGCGGCGGCAAATCGCTACAGAAGGCGGATTGTCACATTTCGAACTGAACTTGAGGGACTGATTCCAACCTACGGCGATCTTATTGCGATTTCTCACGACATGCCCAGCTGGGGTACCGGCGGTGAAATCATGAGTTGGGATCCCGGCAGCCGCACAGCGGTTTTATCTGAAGACGTCAGCTTTGAGGCGCAAACAGACCATGTCATCGCCCTTAGGATGCGCGACGGAAGTGTTGCTGGCCCTTACGTTGTAGTGACGGCTGGGACTCCGAATTCGGTGGTTTTTGAGGATCCATCGGGCGTCGATATAAGGATCGCAACAGATTCTGAGCGCACGCATTTTGCGTTTGGCAGGGCAGATCACTGGGCCACACTGGCCCGGGTCATTACGATCAGACCCCGTGGAGATCAGGTCGAAGTCACCTGTGTTGCTGAAAATAGCCTAGTCCACTCAGCAGATATTTGAGTTGTTCTTCGTTAGATGCCCGCCTGGT